CGGGGACCTGAATAACTTCAAACCAAAATTCAGTAGCGCCTGAATAAGTGGTGCAAGAGGTAGTGTCGAAGTCGATTTGTCCGGGGGTACCATCTGAAGGTGGCTCGAAATAGAAAGCCTGTGCCACGCTCACGCCCCCTGCAGTTGAAGCGACGTTGGAGACGCCGTTCCAAGCAAGGGATACAGAACCATGTATTTTGGGTGTGGGTGGGAGCGGTGAGCGCAGCAAAAGAACCAGCAAAAGTCCACCTGATAGTGACCTTCATCTTGTTGGGAGTTCTTTTGGGGAGAATCAGACTAACTACATTGCCAACTTTAGAAATCGTTAGATCACGGGTGGAGTCTCCAGCTCGAGACCACGAAGTACCCATAGAAGTGAGAGCATTAGTAACACCTTCCGCTTTATAGCGGGCGTAAAACATGGTGGCATCATGACGGTTCTGAAGTGTGGGGAGAACAAACTCCACGTCGTAGGTAATCCACAATTCTCCAATTATCACATCAGAGACAGTATTACCTCCAGCCGCTATCGAAACGCGGCAGAGATCGTAGAGATTTAAATCCTTCTCAGAAGGTAAGGTACCACTGCGTACAAAATGAGAATCGAGTACAATAGCTTGAGGTTTGCATTCGATCCACATGGGTATGCTCTTGGAGGGTTTCGCGGCGTTCGAGAACAATGAATTCAACATATCCTTTTTGTTGGAGAAAGCTGGGTCGTCAGCGTTGTATTGGGCGGCGAGGGCGACATAACCCAGACCGGCGGAATTGGTATATTCGGACCCTTCAGAAACGAATTGGACGACAGCCCCCTTCATTCGGTAACCAGTGAAACGACTAGCAATACCAGAGAGCCATGGGAAAGAAGTATCCAGGCCCGGATTGATGTCGAATTGCTCGGTCACAAAAGAGGAGGTAGTAGAATAAATGTCGCCAAGGTACTCGCGGTGTGTAACTTTCACACTGTGTTTTTCACTATGCATGAAAGGAACACCGTATGAACCATATTTACCGGCTGATTGGGCAGCCAGCAGAGAGTTAGTTTCTGGGGGGTCGGCTGTTTTTAGAATTCCGTCTTCTGTAGCATAGTCGCCCATTCCGACTAATAAAGGTAGAACGGTCTTGGCGGCTGCACCAACGGCAGAGAGGGCTTGAGAATACCAGGGCTCTTCAGCCTTAGCTGCTTTCTTGCGCTCTTTCTTGAGTCGGTTCTTTTCACGCTTCAATTCCATTCTACGTTTTTCTTCTTCTAAGACCTGTTCTTTGATTCGCAGTTCTCCCTCTCGCCTATACTTTTCAGCTTTAGCGGGATCGACGCGCAAGAGGCGCGCCGGGGGAGAATTGTTCTTCACACGAGGCTTAGGGGACGTAATAGTAACATTTGGAAGAGTGGATTTCGCTGGACGTCGCTGTTGTGGAGGTTGAAACTGTTGTTTCATTTTATGGGTTCCGAACCACAGAGGAACCCATATCGCGTTTCATTCGTAATCTGCCATAAGTTTTGTAGACACTGTGGATGTGTACAAAACCGGAAGGGTGGTGACAGAGTTGAACAAAGCTTCAATTTCAACAATTTCTTCATACGTCAGACTATATCGGCGATGGAGTTTCGAAATCATAGCGTCTCGATCAAGAGGGGCATTTACAGATTGGACCACTATACAAAATTTTTTGTGAGCTAGTGGTGTGTCGGTGTAAATACCTACTCGAGACATGGCAGAAATAAAAGGCCCCAAAATCGGATAGTCTAAAGGTACAGCTCCAGGGGAACGGCTGAGGGCGAAGGCGCACTTGCGATAAGCGACATCCAGAGGTTCACCAGGGAAAATGTCATTGGGATGACGAAGCATTTTTCCGAGTTTCAAAATCATGCTAGGCAACGGAAGCCAATGATAACTCCCGTCTAAAAAGGGACACCACCAACCCTTGAGAAAGGTAAGATCAGTGATGTTTTGGGAAATCTTAGTTTTAATGGTAAATCCTAAATTATTAGCGGCTTGTTTGGTGGATAAAGTCCGATTAGACAAACGATAGACCCCGAACTTAATATTGCGGGAAGAATTGCCCCAAGTAGTGGAACCTCTTCCGGAACCCTGAATAGGATCCATGGAGAATGCAATAGTCATTCGGATATGTTTAGTCATATGGATGATCTTATAAGGAAGAGTGAGACAAGCAACTTCTAAAGCTGCCAATTCAGGATCTAAGCCTAACGACAAGAGGTCTTCCCGATCATCGAACAAACTGTCGGAACCTTGTGTTTGGTCGTACATAGAAAAGTCGTTTTCCTCGAAAACCTGAGACCGAATCTGTGGATTCCACATGACGGTAAGGTTATCGTCACCAGCAACCACGTAATAATCACATAATGGATCAGAGAGGATGCGACCCATTAAATGATCTAATTGTGTACTAGTATATCCACTTGCGTAGATAAAGAAACACGTACGATCACCTAAATGGAAGGCTACATCTTCATTCCATACTTCATGGAGGAGATCAGACATCATGTGATTGTGTTGAGTGGTCAAAGCTAGATACTCAGGCTTGATTTGGAAAATGGCTCTTGGTTTGAGCAGCAAGTTGGGTTTGAAGGGGATGACCTCATCTGTTTTAATACTAACAGAAACAGATTCAGCTGGAAAGTAGCCAGTAGAAAGGAGACGCTCCATAGCATTACGCATACGGTCTTTCTTTGGACCAGGCATTCCAGAAATGGCCTGTTCGAAAGAAGGTTTACACGTAAATACACGACCGGAAAAAAACAATTCGCGACATTGAAGATGTAAGGTAGACCACACCCCTTTGATAGGTTGATGCTCCGGTTCGGCCCAAGTACGTTGGGC